TCCCCTTCTTGGGCTGATTGGCCTTGCCCATCGCAGCCGTGGCGGCGTTGAACGCCCGGATCTTGGCCTGTTGCTCAGCCGTCTGGGCGGCTTGGGCCATCTTCTGCTGATGCGTCTGGGCGCTTTGCTGAAGCGTCTGGTTGTGGGTCTGCTGTCGCATCTGCATCTCCATTTGCTGCGCCATGGCCTTGAGTTGTGGGTCTTCTCCGCTGCGCGACGCGGCTTCCTGGGCCTTGAGCGCCAACTCCTGCTGCTTGACCTGCAAGTCACCCATGACCTTCTGCGCCTTGATCTGGGCTTCCTGAGCCTTGATCTGGAGTTCCTGCTGCTGCATCTGGATCAGCGGATCCTGCTGCATCTCCTGCGCTTCGGCGGCAGCGGCCTGGGCCTTGTCCTTGGCCAACAACTGCTGTGCAGCCTGCGCGATGATGCGCGAGAGGTTGACCTCGACTTCCTCGGGCAACTGCTCGTTGGGCGGGGGCAGCGGGATACCCAGTTGCTCCTCGACCTTGGCTCGGTAAGCGAAGGACAAGTGCTCCATGATGTGCGCCTGGATGGACGCCATCATCTGCTGGGCCATCGGGTTCTGGCCGATCTGCTGCGCCATCAGCGGGTCTTGCATCAGCGCCATGTGGGTGGCGATGTGGGCGTCGTGATCTTGGTAGATAAACGCCTTGACCGGCTTGCCGTTGAGGAACGCCATGTTCTCCGACAGCGGGTCGCGCGGGGTCATGTCGTCTTCGATCGGCACCAACTTCTCGGCGTTCTTCACGCCCAGGACCTCGATCATCTGCCGGTGCAACTGGGGCAGGTCGTAGATCTGCGGAGCCTGCGCAGCCAACTGAATGACCGCTTGGTACTGCATGATCCGCTGGGCCATCGTGCTGCTGTTGGGGTCCGACACGGGGATAACCTCCACCATGTCGTAGTCCTCTTGCTTGGCGCGGCGGCTGCCCTTCTCCGGGTCGTAGTCGTAGGCTGACGGGGTGTAGTCGCGGATGATGGCCTTGAGGAGTTTGAACTCCTGCTTCATGGCGTAATGCACACGTGCCTGCACCGCGCTCATGGTCTTGAGTTGACGCTCCAACAGGGCCAGCGTCGTGCCCACCGGGGCTTGGGCCGACATGTCGCTGACCTTCATGTCCGCGATCGAGCCCAGACGGCGGCCTTCTTCGGTGATCTTGTCCAGCAGTGCTGCCAGGACCTGCGACGGCTCCTTGTACGGCAGCGGCATGATGTTGTCGCGCAGCGCACCGGACGGGATGTCCACGTCGCGGAACTCACCCGGGGCGATGGGGGTGTCGTCGCCCTTGACGCGCAAGCCGCGCGATTTCAGACCGCCCGGAAGATTGCTGAGAGTACCGGCATCAACCAACTGCCGGATGAGAGAAGTGCCAGCACGAGCATATCCGCCAATGAGGTGTATGAAGCCGAAGCCATAAGCGCCAAACCCCGGGATGTATGTGTACTGTACGAAGTGCTGACGCTTGAGTCTCTTCTCGTCGTCAGGCTGCCAGTTGCGCCGGATAGCCAGGACCTTGGAAGTGCCCCGGTCGATGGTGATGATGTAGGGCAGCGCGATGCCGTCCTTGTCCTCGTACCCCGGCAGGTCGTAATCGACCTGAATCTCTGCAACCTGATACCGGTCATCGTCCGTCAGGCTGTAGCCCTGGTCCTCGGCTTTCTTCTTCTCCACGTCCGTGTGGATCTGAACCGGGTCGCCCAGGTCGATGTCGCGGTAGAACCCCTCGACTTGGAGTTTCCTGATGTCGTTCTTGGTCTTGCGCATCAGGTGCGTGACCCGCTGCGCATCCATGGCGCTGGTAGCACCGTAGGGAATGATGACGTCTTCTGCCGGAACGAAAATGGATACCTGCCGACCCAGACTGGGGTCGAAGTACACCTTCTTGAACGCTGCACCGGCCAAGCCCAGATTGAACAGCATGCGTTCATGCTCGGGGCGGTACTCCGGCATCTCTTCGGTCAACTTGTAATTCATGTCGTCCCGAACGCGCTCGGCTGCCTCTTCCTTGAGTTTGTCGATCGCCCCGACAATTTCGGTCTTGACAGGCCCCATCGCGGGGAAAGTCTCAAGGATCGTCTCGGACTGGAAGCGCACTGCGGCTTCGGTCAGGATCGTGGAGTACACGCCACATGCGCCGTTCCACGGCTCGGTGCGCTCCTCGTACTTCATGCCCAGTACTTCGAGCCCCTTGACGAACATCTCCACCCAGTCCTTGCGGCTGGCGATGTCGCCGTCCACCTCGCCCATCAGGTCAGAGGCGACCTTCTGGAGTTCGTTCTCGTCCATAGATTCGGCAAGGTTGGCATCGAACGCCTCGTCGCCGGTTTCGCTTTCGGGCTCTAGTTCGATTTCGACACTGCCTACCGCCATCGGCTCAAGTTCGACCTCTACCTCAATTACAGGTAGATCTTCGGCCAGCGTTTCCAAACCCTGTGGGGCGGAATAAACCGAAGGCATCATGGAATTGGTTGCCATCTCAAATCCTCATCAGTAAAACGCCGAGCGGCGCGACCGGTACAAAGGCTCGTTGTCGGCCTGATCCGTAACCAGCCGCATCATCCCACCTTTGCGCACCCGCATCAATGCGAGCGTACACGCGTCAACCGTGTCGTCGTGCTCCCCGGCAGGGAAGGCCAGTATCTCTTCAACTACCGTGGATGCCCATGACGTTTCGGGGAACCAAACCTGCCCGGAGGCGAACATATCGGCCACGGCGTTCAGGCGCGCAATCTTGTCTTGCCCTTTCCCGGGGCTGAAGTCCTGCACAAATATCCCAGATCTGCGCATTTCGTCGATCAGCGGCTGGCCAGACGCCTTGGCTTCCACGATTACCGAGTCCGGCTCCCATTCCTTGGCCTGTTCGAGCGCCATGACCTTGAGTTCGGGGAATTCGTACTTGTCGCGCACAGAATTGAGCAGGATCACGTTGTCCACGCCCTTGAGGTCCTTGAAAACGCCCCAGGTTTGGCACACGGTGAAGTCCGATCGCTCCTTGGTGGTCAGGGCCGTGTCGTACGCCTGCACGATAAAGTCAATTTCGGGCGGATCGCGCTCTTTCCACCACTGGATCCAATCCCGCTTGATGATGGCAGCCTCAGAGGCCGTCGGATTCTGCTGGTATTGCGCGTACCACTGCCACATGATGTGGTGCATGGACGCCCGGGTCTTCTGGAGTGCCTCAAGAGCCCACTGTTCGGGCCAAATCGACTTCTCTTCCTCGGTGTTCTCGTTCAGGATGGCCGGAAACTCGAAGACTTCGTACTTATCCCCGTCTTCGTTCATGGCCGAGTCTTTGGTCAGCCGTCCAATGAGATCCCGCAGGTGCCACCGCGTGTGCAACACGCAGATCTTGCCCTCGGGCATCAGACGAGTACGCAGGCCCGCCGTAAACCACTCGTATGTAGCGTCCAAAGACGTGAAATTCGACGATTTCAGGTCCTGTTCTGAGTGCGGATCGTCGGCAATGATGAGGTGAGCACCCCGTCCGGCCAGTGCACCGCCCACACCGATGGCGAAATACTCGCCTCCGGCGGTCGTATTCCACTGGCCAGCGGCCTTGGCGTCCGACGCGATCTGCGTTTTGGGGAAAACCTTCTGGTATTCCGGCGTCTGCATCAGGTTTCGCACCTTGCGGGCCATCACGACGGCCAAATCCGCCGTGTGCGACGCCACAATCACCTTGTGGTCGGGGTTTCGCCCCAGATACCAAGCCGGGTAGTAGATGGAAATCATCTGCGACTTACCCATACGGGGTGCCATTGACACCGCGATCCGGTCTTTGTACCCCTTTTCCACGTCCATGAGCAGTCCGCCCAGGCGTTTGAGGTGCAAACCGAACTTGTACTTGGGGTCCAGCGCCCCGATGAACGCCAGAAAGTCGTTCTGGCACAGGGTCATGCGCCTGCGTTCTTCCAACTCATCAAACATGGCCAGCAACTCGACGGCCTCGTCGGGCGGCAGCGACTTGACCAAGCGGTCAAGCATGGCAGGGGTAAAACTAGAGGGAATTTTCATCCGCTTCTTCGCGGGATTCCACGTCCGTAATCTCTGACAGGTCTAGTTTGGCAGGGGTTTTGGCGTCGGCACGGGGCTCGAACACCTCGTTTTCGATGACCTGCGTCAGCCTTTCGCGCAGCATCTGCTCCAACTCTTCGGTCGGACGGTGGCGCAGCGTGATTTCGGTCTTGTCCGTGAACAGCCCCACGTCGGAGATCTTGCCCAGCAGTTCCAGGGATTTCAGGCGGATCCGGGGGTCGGGGTTCTCGGTCTCCAAAATCAATTTGTTCGTGACGTAAGTCCGCATCTGCGCAGCAGATTTCACGACCGTCTTGTCATACTCGTCCAGCATGGCCGCGATGTGAACGATCACTTCCGGCCTGGAGAGTTCTTCGTCGGATACCGAGTTGCCCATCATGGCTGCCCGACCAACTTTGCGGTCTTGCTCCGTCGGAGTCGGCAGATGCCCCACATCCATTAAGGATTGGAGGGCGGAGGTTACTCGGTCTTCAAGCGACTCAAACGTCGGCGAGAAGTCCGCA